GGTTATAAAACCTAAATCTATTGTGCTTTGTAGACTGTTTATTCCATATCTACTAGAATAACCTAACATCGCTACAGAGTCAAGATCTGCGATCAATCTCCACGGCGTATTGACATCGATCATAAAACCATAAGAATTACAAGTGTTTACATAAAAATTCCAATTTTTACTATTAACAAAATTAGAAATTTTTTGTTCGTCGTTGTTGTAGTCTGCTTCAGCTATTTCAACACCAAGACCGCTATATGTAAGACTATTGAAGCCGCTTTTTACATATGCAGGCATTGACATTGGATATCTTTTTGTTATGTTACTGATCGTTGAAAGAAGTTCTTTGACAAAACTATCAAAATTATTAATATTGCTAATATCTAAATTTTGTTTTACAGCAGATATAAATTGTTGTTTATAAGCTTGATAAGTTATATTGTTATTAACATAACTTTTGTAAACTTTTAAATTTGTTAAGTTTGGATCATTAGAAGCTATTTTTCCTAATTGTTGTGCTTTTTTAAATTGCTGTGCCATCGCCTCAAAGGCATCTACAACAAATGAAATTGCCTGTTCAGTTTGTTGTGGATTGCCAACACTGCGAAAATTTTTAAAAGGTAAAAGCTGTTGGCTTGCAACAATGGGAACAAAATTTCTATTTGTTTTACCATAAAAAGCTTTTTCGGCAAAAGAAAAATCTACTAAACTTCCTGCTCTAGACCGTAGTAGCCTAGCTGAATAAACAATTCTTTTATTAAAAAGCTCAGACGATGTTTCAATATTACTGCTTTTATAAAATTTTGACATTATTTATTTTTGCTCGCTTTTTGTATAAAAATCTATTGCTGTATCTACCAATTCAACTGCGGTTTCACTCCATCTATCAAAGAATGATTTTTGTCTCTTCTTGGCAATACATTTTCTAGGAGCTTCTTCTTCTTCCGAAACCACTTGTGATTCTTCTTGACTAGAAATCCTGCCATTTGTGTCAGCAACCCATTTAGCTGTAATTTTTGTATCCGCTTTGCCCGGACCTATTTGATGTTCGGATCTAGTAATCATATAATATCCACCAATTCCAAATTGACTATAGTTTATATCCGTTTCTGGGGAGAATCCTCGTGGGTCAATGTAAATATAAGTTCCGGGGAATGTGTGTAAATTTAACATCGAGTCAAT